TTCGCTGCCATGTGCTACCGAGCGAAAAAGACACAACCCCAATCGATCAATACTGCGAGATTTTTGAGTCAGACGTTGTTAAGACCGTTTGCGACGCGAGCCAGTGGCACACGTTCGGAGGTAACGCAATTAACGCAGAGTTCGACGTTGCTGATGCGATCGTATCGGACGGCGGCATAGGTGGCGTTAACCTGCCGTTGCTTGTGACATACAGGCACGACGAAGGAAACCCGTACAACGTGCGATCGTGATTATTTTCAACATCAAAAGGCAGCAAATCGACCGACTTAAAAAAGCTATCGAAGGAGTTCAGACAAACTTAGACAAAGAGCTTGCGGTTGTAATAAACAAAACAGCAAAGGCAACTTTGGGTCAGATTGCGAAAGATATCGGAACAGAACTAAACACAACACAAAAGGCGATCAAGTACGGCGGTAAAGCGTTGCAAGTACTTGGAAAAGCGACGGTTACAAACCCTGGAGTGATTGTTCGAGTAACTAGAACGGGCCGAATGAGCCTTCGGCATTTTAAACCAAAGCAAAACGAACTTGGCGTTAATTACAAGATAAGCAAAACAAGAGGCAATGCATTTATAAGATCCGCTTTTATGGGGCCAATACCCGGACTGCTTAACGCACAATGGAAAGGAAATGTGTTTAAGAGAAAGGGCAAGCCAAGAAAAATGAAAAAAGGCAGATATGCCGGCAAGATTCGCGAGCCAATTACAAAACTTAACGCCGCATCGCCTTGGGGTGTTTACGTTGCTAAGAATTTTCAACCTGAACAAGTGCGACGAATCAACGAACGACTAGAAAAGGAAATGGAAGAACGGATCAGGTTTCGGGTTGCCACAGCCTTTAACAAAGCCAAGCCAAGAGGAATTTAATCAATGTCGCTACTCAGACGCCGCACAGTATTCGCTGCCAAAGCCGAAGCAACCGTAGGCACTGCCGAAACGCTGACCGCAAGCGAAGGCGTTTTCAACGTTTACGATTTGCTAATTCAGCCCAACATTTCGATGACGCAACGAGAGGGCCAGGGGGCGTTTAACTACCTAGCAGCAATCGCCGCCGGTCGCCAAGGCACGGCCACGTTTTCGACTGACATCTATTGGGGCGGCGACAGCGGATCGCTTCCGCCGTGGGCTACGGTACTTCTTCCGGCTTGCGGTTGGGTCAACACGTCAGGCACGTTCAAGCCGAAGACCGCTAAACCTGGGACCACTAGCAGCGACCCGCGAACAATCACAATCGGCGGCTTTGTTGATGGAAAATATCGAAAGCTATCCGGTTGCATGGGCACGTTTTCGATCGATTTGCCGACAGGCGACCTCGGGCGGATCAACTGGACATTCAGCGGTAAATGGGAAGCGGAGACGGATTCGACGATCATCGCGCCAACTTATCCTACCGACTTGCCTAGCCGATGCGCTGGCGACACGTTCCAGTTCAACAACGCGAACATCTGCGTCGCGTCGGCAACGATTGACGCCGGTAATTCCGTTGTGATGAGGGAATGCACGACGCACGTGAGCGGCTACGCATCGGCGATTGTTACGAACCGCCAGCCGGTTATCACGGCAGACCCCGAGGCCGTTTTGGTGGCGTCGCTCGACCGGTATTTAGCACTAACGGCATCAACCGAATATGAGCTAGAATACAAGCTGCCAACTGCCGGATCGGGAACGATTATTTTTTTGGCACCGAAAGCACAAATCCAGACGATTGCCCAAGGCAACCGAAACGACATTGTGACCGATGACATCACTTGGCAGTGCAATAAGAACGGAACCACAAACGATGAGGAATTGACGATTCAATTCGTCGATGCAACGCCATAATGCCAAAGAGCTTAGACCGTGATGACAGAATCGTTTTCGTTTTGAAAAGCGACGCCGGTAAGCCGCGCGACATACAGCCGCGGTTGATCGGCAGCGTGCTAACGCTTGGGAAGCAAAAGCAACTTTCCAAGGCGTTGGCTTCGATGAAAACAGCAGACACCGAGGGCAGGATTAACGCGGCGATCGATGCCGTAATGTTTTGTTTAAGTGGATGGGAGAACTTCGGCCGTGAGTTTAGCCGCGAAGCACTTGAAGACCTTTTGACGATCAACGAAATCAACGAGATCATCGACGCAATCATCACGACATTTACGGCAAGCGGTGACGAATTAAAAAAATCCGCATCGCCGCCTACGTCCGCTGCGGCGAGCTTTGCAAATCATGCCGCGGGCGATGTAACGAACTTTTCGATGAACAGCAGAGAATCGAAATTGAGTGCCCCGCCTGTGTTGGGCATGGTTGTGAATGGTGTCGAGGTGGATACTTTGAACTAAAGGAATGTCCGTCGTCGTTTATTGGTCGCGACATGATTGACCAAATAAACATCGCGGCGGCTTGTGTCGATGGCGTGCTACCGCAAACCGGCGGGTTACTTGATCAGTCGGCGTGGTGGTTTGAGCTTCGACGAATTCTAAACAACGAAGAAAACGCAATTCAGATCGAGCAAGTAGAGCGAGAGCGAAAGCGATATGCCAGACGTTGAGTTTGCGATTGGCGGTAAAAACGAAACGGCGAAGGCGATCAACTCGACAGTCGCCGGATTGTCGCGTCTCGAAATGTCGTTTGGTTCGATCATCAAAACCGCTGCCGGTTTCACGCTTGTATCGGGAACGATTAACACGGCACTTCGCGGAATTGAAAGGCTAGGCAGTTTAATTTCCGCGGGCGTCTCTGATTACGATAAGGCTACGGAAGCTAATCGAGCACTTCGTAAGGCAATGGAGCTTAACGGCGGAGCGACCGACGAAGCTGTTCAAAAAAACATTGAACTCGCCGATTCCTTAGAGCGCCGCACGAACATCGAAGCGGAAACGATTGCCGAGATGATGAAATCTGCGGCGATGCTTGGCGTTGAGAATGAACAGCTTGACGACGTGGCACAGGCAGCGATCGGGCTATCGGAGGCAATGGGCATCGGACTTGACGATGCTTTAAAAAAAGCACGACTAGCGACCGAAGGCAATTTTGATTCGTTTAACCGCTTAATTCCGTCGCTTAAAGACATGGCGACGAATGAAGAAAAACTAGCCGCAGTAATGCAGTTAGCGAATAACGGGATGGCACAAAAAGAGGCCAGGGCCGATAGTGCTGCCGATGCTTATCAGCGGATGCAGAACAAAGTCGGCAACATGATGGAGGTACTAGGCGAGGCCCTATCGCCATTTAGAAAGCTTGCGTTAGACGGCATCGGGTTTGCTGCCGAAAAGATAACCGAGGTGATGCTTCCGGCTCTTGAATCGATTGGCCCGATGGCTCAGTCAATCGGCGAATGGATGGACTACTTCAAGTCAAAAGTAGTTGCGTCGATCAACGGGGCGATCACGCAAATCACGATGATTGAAGTGGTCGTCGGCAACCTTGGCACCGTCTGGGAGATGGCGGTTGATTCTACGGAATTGCAACTGATCCGACTTGTCGAAGGAACTAAGCACGCTTTTACCGTTGAGATACCAGCCTACGCGGCTTGGTTTGCGGATAATTTTACCAAGCTAATGGCCGACGCTTTTAACGCTGTTGTGACGATCGCCAGCAACCTGGGCGACAAGATCGGCCGCATTATCATGCGGATTTGGGATTTCGTTTCTAGCGGAATGGCTGGCGGGTTTGATCAACTTGCCGCGGACATTGGGCAAGTCGCGTCGGGAAGTCTGCTAGAGGGCTTCACGGCGACCGCGGAAGCATTGCCGGAAATTGCAGCAAGGGCAATAACCGATCGCGAGCAGGAGTTACAGGCGAGAATCGGAAAGCTTGGGACTAACCTTGCCGAAGAGTTTAACACGAAGCTTGCCGGTCGATTGATTGGACTTGATGAAGCGGCCAGCGGATCAGCCGAACAGATCGCGTTGAGGATGACAGGCCAAGACGGGCCATCGGCAGGATCGGGAGAGCAAGGCAAATCATCGAACCAGCTTGCGGCGGCTAGTGCGTTGCAGGCACAAACCGGCCGATTGTTGACGATGGGGCCAGCAAGCGAAACCAACGAAATACTGAGGCAAATCGCAAGCAATACGCAGGACGCGGCAAATAGTGCGTCTGCCCAAAAGATGGCCGAAGAGTCAAGGGCAAGAGAAGAGGCGGCAAGCCGGGCGCAGATCGCAGCGGCATTGGCAAAGGCACCACAACTGGCGGCACCGATTCAATGAGTGTTGTAGACGCCACCGAAGTTTGGTCGCGACATGGTGCGACAATCACAAGCGAAAAGGCCAGCCCGGCCGACGCGGTGATTGCGTATACTCAGGGTTACTTTGTTGTAGTCGATGACGTTGCGAATGATGATGCTGATGTTGTTAAGTCGTCTGCGCTAGTGCCGCAAATTGGCGACTACTACAAAGGCAATCCGAAGTACCGTTGCAAGTCTGTTACGCCGCGACGGGTTAGCCCGATCGTGTATATGGTCGATGTTGGCTATGAGGGACTGCCCGACCCGGAGTTATCGCGGCCGTCGATTTCATGGAGCCCGGTAGTAAGTAATGAGGCAGTTGATCGAGATTATTACGGCAGGCCGCTAATTAACGCCGTAGGCGAGCCGGTGCAAGGCTTAACGCGAATGATCACGGATCGGCAGTTGACGATCACAAGGCGTTACGAAACTTACAACTCGCTGTTTTGGGACTCATTTGAAAACACGATCAACGAAGACGCATTTGCGGGGTATCCGGCGGGGCGTGGTTTAGTAACTGGCGTGAGTGCTCAAAACCAATTCAGCGGCGGCGAGGCAGACGACCAAGGATACTGGAACATCACAGTTTCGATTTTATTTCGTAAACCGTTTTTAGTTGACAATCAGTTTGCGTGGTGGCATCGGTTTAGACACGAAGGGACGTTCAAATACATCAGCACTGCCGCACCAACGCCGGCACCGGTTGACACCGACGAAGACCTACCGACGATCACATACACGCAAATCGTTCCAATTCTTGACGGCACCGGACAACGTAAAACGACGCCTACGCTTTTAAAACTTGACGGCACCGTTGAGGATAATCCGAATAACGCCGTTTGGTTATTGCGTCCGGCTTATGGGCTTTCAACCTACGCAGATATGGGGCTTCTCTAATGGCAAACTCAGTTCGAGTAACAACCCGCGTTGAGTATTTAATTGAATCGGCGGCATCAAATCCCGACGTTAAATCAAAGA